TGAAGAGGCTGCATTCATTAATCTGTTCATTAATTGTTTTACAAAAGGCACCCGGGCATGATAACGTTCTGACAACATGGACGCTCTGTCTTTTGACACGCCAAGTTCTGCCTGTAGTTTTGCTTTGCCCATGCCATAGAACAAACCAAGATTAATTACCTTGGCTTGATCTCTTGGTATTTCTGCCATCTCTGCTACAATTTTATGAAAATCTGTATTTGGATTATTATCGTAAGAATCTGCAATAGGATTAACAGAGGCTAAGCCAAAACGTAAAGCATAGTGAGCAACAAGTCTCGGTTCTTGTTGTGAATAATCAAAACAACCCCATTTACAGCCCTCCTCTGGGATAAATAATGATCTAATCATAGGGCCAGTGTCAGGATCTCTGGCTGGTATTTGTTGTAGGTTTGGATTAGTATAACTAAATCTACCTGTAATTGTACCACCATCATCCGATCTGATTTGATTTATCTCTGCATGTATTCTACCGTTGTGCTCATGTTTTAATATTGTATCTATAAATGTTGTATTAACCTTGTTAATCTTTCTAGCTTCTGCTATCATCTTTACAATAGGATGTGGATGATTAGACAAAAAATTTTTTGTAAATGAAGGTGACTGTGTTTTCTCGGTTTTATCGTAAGGTAATTTTAATTTATCAAAAACTTTCGCAATCGATCTTGCAGCCCATATCTGAGTGTCTATTCCTGTTTCTATTTGTACTTTGTGTATCAGTCGTTCTTCTCTTCGGGTTAATTCTTTTTTTAATTGATTGGCTGCTGTCACGTCTACCCGCACCCCTTGGAAGCGCATATCAACTAGACAAGGAAACAAATCGGTTTCAAGATTAAATATATCTTGTAGATCCTCTTCAACAATTTTTCTTTTAACACACTGCCATAGTTCAAATGTTAACGATGCATCTTTTTCTGCGTACTGTCCTACTTCACTTGCAGGTAGCTTCCACATATCAGCCTTTGGATCTAATCCTCTTGATTTAGCTGCTTCATTTAAAATTTTTTCATTTTTACCTTTGTTTAAAAAATGCCAAGAAAGAGTATTGAGCGTATAAGAAAATCTATTTTCATCTAATAGTGAACATGCAATCATGGTATCAACAATTAAACCATTGATTTTTATACCTAAATTACGTATCCAACAAACATCATACATAGCGTTATGAAATATTTTTGTGGCACCTGTATTACAAATATCTTTCAACCATTCGATAGTTTTCTTTCTATCACAGTTAGGGCCCTCTCCGTGAGCTATGGGAAAATACCAAGATCCTGTCTCAACAGCAACTGCGATGCCTACAACTTCTCCTCGTCTTACTATCGAACCAGATCCAATAGTTTTTAAATTAGGATCTCTAGTTTCCAAGTCAATTGCAATCTCATCGTATTGTCTAAGATCAGGATACTCTTTATGAACCACCCATTCTGTTTGTGGTAGTATCATTTTTTATCTTTCATTATAACCCATCTTAAAGTAGAAGTTGTTGGATCAAAGCTATCAAACTTTGTGCTACAACTAGCTAACATAAATAAACTAATTATTAATAGTTTACTCCAGATCGTCCCAAGTTTTTTTCTTTTCATGCAGTCCTTTCTCTATTTTTTTAATTACAAAATAAGTTATTAAAGATCCAATAAGTAATGCGCCCATACTATAAAAAAACATTGCTACTCCAAAACTTGTTGTCATTTTTTATCCTTAATTTTTTTCTTTTCTAATTCACAATAGTGAATTATTTTATCTAAGTCTTTTATTCCGTCTTTCATTAAATATCTCACAACGTATTTAATTACTACCCCCTGAAAAAACGAAAGATTATTTTTAGATATAAATTCATAAGGCTGTATAACATAATTTTTATAATGCTTTGGTCCTTTCTCTTGTGGCGCGACAGAATCAAATATAGTTTTATCTGTCATAATTGATACTCCTTTGATTTCTTTTTTGCTCTTAACATATATAAATTATTTCTAGCTCTCGTGCTTCCTACATACCACACTCTATGCTCTTCATCTTGTTTGTCAATACTTAACCTTATACCTTTTTGAACTTTACTGCTTTGGTGGAGAGATAAAATTACATTGTCCTCTTCTCCACCTTTTGCTGCGTGAATCGTAGATACATAAACTCTTGCCGGCTCTAATAATTTTTCTTTGTAAGTTAGAAGATTTCTAATGTACATGACTTCTTGTTGATTAGCTGCTGTAAAAACTTCATACCAATTTTTATTCTTATTCCAAAATTTAGCATTGGGTATATATTCTTTTATTTCCTCTATTTCTGTCGATTCTAAAAGCTCTCCTACCTGCCATTTACTATAAGCCAAAGCTGCTTTATATATGCCCACTAAAAAACTTTTACCTTTATTACTTTGATAATAAATATTTTTTCTTTTTAAATCTTTCATAATATCTAATAAATTATTTTTGGTTCGAGATAAAATTAACCATTTACCTTTTCGTAAATCAACTTGACCTAGGTTTGTAATATAATCTGCATTACCCACATAGTCCCTAGATTTATAGTCTTTGTGTTTCCTGATGCCTGATATACGATTAATGGGTATTGATGATTGTAGCTGAACAGCATAAGAAACTCTTCTAGATTTTTTTAAAACTATTTCTTTTGCAGGTTCTTTTATAAATCTATTTACATCGGCTCCGGCCCAAGCAAATATAGCTTGATCGTCATCTCCTGCTAGATAAATATCTTCAGCTTTTGTCTTTAACACATCATATAACTTCCATTGTAATGGAGACAAGTCCTGTGCTTCATCTATAAATATAGCTTTAAAATTAGGTAGCTTTTCTTTTTTATTTATAATGTGACGTATCATGTCATTAAAATCAAGTATGTGACTTTTGTTTTTAAATTCTAATAAATTTAAATCTATATGTTTTAATGTATTCCAATCTATTTGTTTTCTATCATGTTCATTTTTGTCAAATAATTCTCTAACAGTTATATCTAAATTGATAGCTTTACCTATCATTTGAAAATAAGGGTTGTTACAAGTTAAATAATGTGTTTCTTCTTCATTATATTTATCACTAAAATTTACACGAATGCCTAAAGTTCTTCCTAATTCTTCGTAATGATAAGGTTGCATGACATCTTTTTCTTCTAAAGCAAGTTGATGATAACAAAAAGCGTGGAGGGTTTGAAAGTATGGAACTTCCTTATCTGATACTCCCACCCTCCTGCGTGCCTCTCCGGACGCCTTCTTTGTAAAAGCAAAATAACCTATCTTATGATAAGGAGTGCCTGTTCTAACGTAAGCTTTAACTCTTTGAAGTAATCGATGAGTTTTACCTGTGCCAGGTGGACCAAATATTTTAATTATCTTTGACATCTGCTTTTTTAAACGTATCGTTTAATTTTCCTTTCCATCCATAAGTTCCATGATGAGTTGTTTCTCCATCAACCAAAGCATGAAATTTAAAACCTGCTCTCTCAACCAGGTCACAAAATTTAACATCCTCTCCTATCCAAATGCCATCATTAAAATTTACTTCCCAGAAGTTATACAAAAACTTATGTGCACTTTCAGGTATGCCTCCCCCTGGATTTTTAATCCTTAATTCAGGGTGTTTAGCCATAAGTTGTTCATAGACTCTCCTATGTATTAAAGTTAAACCTGCAGGACCTCTTCTAACTTGTGTAATACCTTTTTCATCTATTTTGATATTTTGAAAGTTATCAAAAAATACAGAGTATTTTATACTGTTATCCTGTGTCTTTTTTCTGTAAGGACAGCAAATAAAATCTTTCTCTGCTAATAACATCCTGCCCACAACATCGGGTTCAAACTCCACATCTGCATCTACAAATAATTGATATTCAAAATCTGTAGATAAAAACATTGCAGTCAATATATTTCTACTGTAGCCAACATACGGGCATTTAAAAGTGTTTATTGTTCCTTTTATTTTTGCTGCCGTAAATTTATCAAATAGTTTTAACAATGATAAACACGTAGGAACTTGCATGGTATCATATGCAGGCATAGACACCACAATGGTTGGTAGCTTTTTCGTCATACTATATTCTCCTTATCTTCCATATTTATTTTTTCATCCGGAGCCTCTTCTTTTTCAAGATCAGACTTCGGTAGTTTTAAACATCTAACTTGTGGATTAGATTCTTCATCTCCTTCATTTTTAGGAAATCTTTTTTTACAGTCAAAATCACCGTTAAAGTGTTGTGCGATTAAATGTGATGTTCGTTGTTTATCTTGTTTCCAATCATTACGTTTTAATTCTTCGAACAAAGAGGTAAATACCATGTAATAATAACCATCCTCTTCATGAACTGATCCACTTAAAAAGGATGCGTGAGATTTAGCTTTTGGTCCATTAACGTAATCTACCATTAATTCTTTTAATATTTCTAATGGTGAAGTACCTGCTTGTGGTTTTATAGTTCTCATGTTTGCCCACAATGTATCTAATATAACTTGATATTCTTTGTTAGTAATCAAAGGAGGAAAAACTTTTGTTTGAGATGCAATTAAAGCTCTCATCTCTTTCATCTCTGCAATTTTTTTAATATGCTTTGCATGTATCTGCACAACATCTCCGCTATCTAAAGCTACGTCTATTAAAAATTCTGGATCAGGTTTATAATCCATTTTAATTAATCCTGTAACTTGAGGCCAATTAGTTTCACCACGACCACCAATACCAAACTTTCTACGTAAACAAGTTCCCTTTGCACAGTGAGCGGATATTGGCAAGTCATAACAAGTGTGTCCCGCTGTGTCTTTATCCCATAATCTAATTTTTTCTTTTACTTTCTCATCACCCCAAACATCATCATAAACTATATTATCTCTTGCATTCTGTAATACTTTCTTTTTCCACTCTTCTGGAAATTTCTTTTTAGAAAAAACCATGTAATTAAATAAATATCTATCTCTTTCATCTTTCAATTTGTTTCCTGATTCCTGGACCCCTTTGCATATCATCTGTAAACAAGGAGGCCCATCATGCAGTTCTTCTGGGCCACCAGTCAAAATATCAGCCACTTTACTTTTCATTAATTTTTTTAAGGATTCTTTAGTTTGCAAATTAAGTTCTACAACTTTTAAAAATTCTTCAAACTCCATCTCGCTTCCATCAGGTTTTAAAGCTCTTCGTTCTGTTTTTTTAAAATAAGGTAGATTAATAAAACTACCAGATATAGGTTTGTTATGTTGATTCTTACCAAGTTTAGTTTGTTTAGGATATATTTCTGTTTTTGAAGATAGTCCAAATAAAAATAATAAATTTTGTAAACACTCTCTGATTAAAGTTGCAGGGACTTTTTCTTTTGTAAAAATATAAATATGTAGCCCACCACTTTTTGATTTTATAGGTATAATAGGTAACTGTTTGTCGTCAATAATTTTTAAAAATTTTTGTGTTTTAAATTGTGTGTAATCAGAAGGATCTACATCAATAGCTCCAAAACTAGCCGTGGCATTGTCATCACAAGGCTGTATGCCTATAGAGGTTTCTCCATTTAAATGTTCTTGATAATCTGCGTCGGTTATAGATCTGTGAGACCAACCGTAATCACCTGGATCAAATTTTAACTTGCCGGTGCCTTCTTCGATAAAACCATTTTTGATATTGCAAAAACCAAAATCACGTTCTAACCCAGAAAAATATTTATTAAACTCCTTCATAAAAAAGTGGGCGGCTTACTCTCGCATAGCCGCCCTTGTTGCAACTATTCCCGCAGGAATTATACAATGTCTTTTTGTGGTTGTTGTTTATCGTATTTAGGTTGTGCAGAACCTTTGCTAACAGTTAATTGTAACTGTCTAGCCATATCATAAGATGCTGCATCGTCCTTATTACTTACATCAAGATTTCTTAGTCTTGATGGTTTATAAACATGCCACGCTTTGCTCCCCGCTGTTTTACCCACAGTTTTTAAATTATAAACTGCAGCGTAAGATGCTGGTTGAAAAGAGCCTTTTTCATCTGAGAATCTTAGATTCTTAATTAAATTATTAAGCTCTCTCGCTGGCGAAAGATTAGAAGAACGCATTGCTATCACAGCTGGTTTTGCTTCACCATCTAACATAGCTAAAATATAGAAGTATGCAGTTTTTTCTACATAATTACCATTAGGTAATCTAAATCTACCGTTCTTTTCTTCCTTAGCATCAGCTGGAATATCTATGTGAGTACCAACTGGTGCTGAAGCGCTATCTCCTCTCTCCTGCCATTCAGGATATCTGGTTTGTGAATGTGCAATAATCACATCCAAACCTTTTGATCCATCAATAAGTGTGCCGAAGCTTGAGGTATAAATCATACCTGGCTTTGCTCCCTTCACGTATTTTGGATCTCTCTCATTACACTCAGGTGAAAGTTGATGAAGAATTTTTAAGATTGGTGTTGATACATCATCCGATCTAATTTCTTCTGCTCCTTTACCTGTATCTGATCTGAGATTAATTGTAGCTAGTGCACCTGCACTATTTTTCTTTGCTATCTGACTTTCCATTATATCCTCCTATTAGTTTATTGGTTTAGTCTTTTGGTTTGTTAGTTATTTTCGTTTGATTTTTTTCAAACGTATTGAAAAACTCTGGAGGAATTTTACCACCACGTGATTGGAAATCCTCCAAAGTTAATCTTAGAGTCGATGCATGAACAGAAACTTTTTGTTCCGGTTCATACTTTTGACCCTTTGCAAGGTCGATGTATTGTCGTGCCTTGTCGTCTTCGTTACGACCAAAGCGAACCGTAATTTCATTTTTTACGATATCGCCCATGCCGTTGTTTCGAAGCCAGTTTATGCATTCAGGCTTTTTATCAGCCTTCATAGATGCAAAATATTTATTACCCACTGATACTTCAGACCCGTCCTCTAATTTACAAGTTTTTAATTTTAACTCTGCCATTAGATCAGGTATGGTAACACCACTGATATAACTTTCTTTACTTTCAAGTTCTTTCAATTTAGCTTGTTGATTTTGTATTTCGTTACGAACGTCAACTAATTTTTGAATTGCTTCTGCGACTGGTTGGGGGTTGAAGGTCGTCACCTGATTAGGTGCATCTTTTCTTAAATTGATTTCTTTCATAAATCTCCTTACTGTTTTAATAATCTAATTTTAACTTTGCTAGAGGACTATAAGGATTTATAAATTGGTGTCAACTATTTTTGATGAATATTTAATTCTATTGGATAATAAGTTTTTTCTTGACGGTCCCACTTTAATAGGTTGTATTTTCCACCAGTTAAATCTGAAACTATAGAACATGCTACGCCAATTATAGCGGGATCCCCTGACAATAATAGATAATCTTTTGAGGTATAATTCTTTAGAAGAGTTCTAAGTTTAAAAACCAAAGGTCCAGGAGAACTTATCATCTGTGAAAATTCCGGAAGCATTGTCACTATATCGCCATATTTTTGTGCGCCGATAATATTATATTTTGGTTCCCCTTTAGCTGTGCCGGGAACTTCTTGTATCAAATACACTTTGCTAGGTGCAGGTTGTGGGTGATCTTTAAATTGCATATTGACTTTATTTCTTTCATCCTATATATACATTTTTAGAAAGATAAGTAAATGATTAAGTATAAGTTTAAATCAAAGCCGTATGAGCATCAGCTCAAAGCTTTAGAACGTTCTTGGGATAAGGAAAATTTTGCCTATTTTATGGAAATGGGTACAGGAAAATCTAAAGTTTTGATTGATAATTGTGCTATGCTTTATGACAAAGGTCTCATAAATGGTCTTCTTTTAATAGCACCTAAAGGTGTTTATAAAAATTGGTACGAGGCTGAATTACCTAAACATTTACCGGATCATATTGAAAGAGAGGTTGTTTTATGGAAAAGTTCTGACAAATCAAGTGAGCAAATAAAAAAATTAAATTTACTATTTAAATCTGGTTTTGATTTTCATGTATTAATAATGAACGTGGAAGCTTTTTCTTACGATTTTGGAAAAGAATTTGCTCGTAGATTTTTATCTTCGCACAAAGCTTTAATGGCTATTGATGAGTCTACCACTATTAAAACACCTACAGCTAAACGAACAAAAAATATTGTAGGATTAAGAGAGCTTGCAAAGTATAGAAGAATACTTACAGGTTCTCCCGTTACTAACTCACCTCTAGATTTATTTAGTCAATGTCAATTTCTTGATCCCTGGCTCCTGGATCATAGTTCCTACTATACATTTAGAGCACGTTATTCAGTTATGAAATCTATTAATCTTGGATCTCGTTCTGTAAATGTAGTGGTGGGATATAGAAATTTATCTGAGTTATCAGAAAAAATACAATCTTTTTCTGAAAGAGTTTTAAAAGATGATTGTTTAGATTTACCTAAAAAAACATACATGAAGCGTATGGTGACCATGACAGGCCCACAAGAAAAAGTTTATAAAGAGATGAAAAAATATGCTGTGGCTCAACTAGATGGAAAAGAAGTTACCACATCTACGGTTATGGTTCAATTAATGAGATTGCATCAAATAACTTGTGGACATTTTACAGCTGATGATGGAACCGTTCAAGAAATACCATGTAGAAGAGTTGATGAGTTATTAGATATTTTAGATGAAGTAGAAGGTAAAGTTGTTATCTGGTCTCATTATCAAAAAGACGTTCAAAGAATTATAAAAGAAATAAAAAAGAAATTTGGTGAGGGCACGGTGGTAGATTATTATGGTCTAACACCTTCCGATGATAGACAAAATAATATTAAAAAATTTCAAGAGGATGACAAGTGTAGATTTTTTGTAGGCACCACACAAACCGGCGGGTATGGTATCACACTGACAGCTGCAAGTACAATGATTTATTTTTCAAATGGCTATGATTTAGAAAAAAGACAACAGTCAGAAGCACGTATTGATCGTATCGGTCAAGAAAAACCTATGACTTACATTGATATAATGACAGAAGAAACCATAGATGAAAAAATAGTAAAAGCTTTGCGTAAAAAAATTAATATCGCTACTGAAATTATGGGAGAAGAATTAAAAGAATGGATATAAAATATGAAATAACCCCTGCATTTCAAATAGAGTTTTTTAAAATAAAATGTTGTGATTTTAAAAACAAGAGAGAACACCTTGAAGAAATATTAAAACAATATCCAGAGATGCCTGTTAGTAATTTTAAAAGTAATAGAAACAAAGCTGATTTTACTTGGCAGTTACAAGAAATATTTAAAGATGAATTTAATTTTATAAAAATTAAATATAATAAAAATATAAATGTAACTAGAAGCTGGTCAGTGACCTATGATAAGGGTGATTACCATATCCCACACAACCATAGTTCACAGGGTTATTCTGGAATATTATATTTAAGAATGAAAAAAGACTCTCCTAAAACTAGTTATATACAGCCTTGGAACAGTGAAAGAGATAGAACTAGATCTTATTGTCCTACAGTAGAAGAAGGTGATATAATGATAGTGCCCCAGTTTTTACTTCATTACACAGAGCCAAATAAAATTAAATTTAAAAAAAGAATTGTTTCTTTTGATTTTTTTTTAAAATAATTTTTCTAAAAAAACTAGTGATACAGCCCCCACCGTACCCAATAATACCCAATAGATCTTATCTATCTTGCCGCCCAATTCGTGAATACCATTATGCATATGGTTAATATCTTTTTTGACACCTTTGATGTGTCCGTATAGTGATACTATATGTTCTCTAGTTGTTTTAGGTTGTATTCCGTGGCCATTAGGCATTTGTTAATCCTCTATTTCTTAAACGTATTTGTTTTTCTTCTTCAGATAATAAAGCTTGTTCAACTGGTGTCAACCCTATTTGATTCATTGTTGGTGCCGCAGCAGTTTGTATTACTTCTGGATTAGGTTGTGCTGAAGTAACATTAGTTGGTAAAGGTGGTGTAACAACTTTTGCTTCAAAGTCCTCTGGATCTACATAATCACTAATCTCTATTTTAAATTCATCATTAAAAGATAAATCTTTTAAATCTTCTCGTATATCTTGTATTACATCTTCTGCTTCTTCAAAAGGGTTTGATTCTCCTATTCTATCTGCAATCTCTTCAAACTCTCTTCGTATATTTTTTGATGGAAAATAAGGTTCAAACTGATCGTTAGTTAAACTATTAAACGTTGATCTTAAATTTCTATCTAAAAACTCTTTTCTAATTTCGTCTTCATCAGCTCCAAGTAAATCAGCTGCAATAATATCTTTTAACATATCTTTTTGCACATTAAATTTAGCTTCGTTAGATTTTACATAAGCCTCTATAACTTCCATAGGAGTTTTTGGTCCTCCTTTTAATAATGAATCACCTAGGCCACCACCAGTAAATAAACCTCTAGCTTCTCTAATACCTTTTTGATATCCTGCAATCTTGAAACCCATCGCTCTAACCGGATCTAATCGGACCGCACGGTATCCAATAAAACCTGTAAGTTCATCA